TTAAGTGCTACACCACCGACTGCTTCCATTACTTTCAGAATGTCTTCTGGTTTAGCATCTTCACCTAGTTCTTTGGCGACATACCAATACTTTGGCCAGAATGTTTCTCCTGCCTTTTGATAATCTTCAAGGGTCAGTAGTTTCATTTGTCAATATCAGGATGAGGAGCATACAGTGGACCTTGATAATCGTGAGGACGATTAACTCGGTTGTTCACTACAGTATTGTGAAGTTGTTTGAGTGCTTCAATAGTCTCAGGAGTTTCCTCCCAAGTCCAAACATCACCAGTTTTTCCAGTAAAAGTTCTCTGTGTCATAGTGTGATCCAACGTTCGTTTTCTAGTGTCCAGTTTGTAACTTCTGCGATGCGTTCGCGCACAGACTTGGCAGGAACCCACCCAAGTGCTCTCATTTTATCACCATCAAGGGCATAACGCAAGTCATGACCAGGACGGGAAGAATGGAAGTCTACAAGTTCATAGTTCAGTTCTTTTCCTTGCGCTTCGGCAATGATCTGTGCCAACTCCAAGTTGTTGAGTTCTTCTGCTCCAACAATGTTAAACTTAGGACATTTAGCGTTACCCCAAGTAGGTTCGAAGTTACCCTCATAGTTCAACAGGAATAGGATTGCAGATGATACGTCTTCAGCATGAATATAATGACGTGATCCAGGAATAGTTTTAGTGCTATCACTATGAATAGTTACAGTCTCACCATCACGGATACGTTTGATGCACATTGGTATGTATTTCTCTGGATGCTGACGCTCCCCAAACACATTCATTGTGTGAGTAATGTAGATAGGAAGACCATAAGTATTCTCATATGCTACTGCCAGTTCTTCACCACCTGCCTTAGTGGCACTATAAGGATTAGTGGAGTTGTACCTATCATTCTCCTTGTATTTGATACCATTAGGAGCAGGACCAAAGACTTCATCAGTACCAAAATAGATAAACCTTTCAAGGTTATCCTTTTGAAGACGTGCAAACTCAAGGATATTGCAGGTTGCAACAACATTATCCAGCACAAACTCCATAGGATATTCAATACTGCGGTCTACATGTGAACCAGCAGCAAGGTGAAGAATGTAGTCAACATTACCAACTTCACTACGAACCAATGGGTTCATTTCTGCCTTTAGATCATGATGAACGATGCGAACTCGCTTACGAGTTTCTACATCAAACGACATCATCAAGTCATGCAGTCGGTTTAGATTACCACTGTAGTCTAGGCGGTCAAGAGTAATAACTTCCCAGTCAGTATTCTTAAGAACTTGTCCAATCAAATGGTGTGCAATAAAACCCGCACCACCAGTAATAAGTGCTCTTTTGTCATTTATTTAAGTGCTCCAATACTTTGGCGAAGTGCATATCACCGTGAATATAACCTCCGATGATTATAGCAGCAACACAGAGCATTAGCAACCCCAACATCACTACATTCATCACCAAGGACTTCTCAGTCATTTGATACAGTTTCCATTGCAGACATCAACCGCTGAACCATTGCTTCCAATGTATCCATAGGAATCCAGGCAGGGTCTTCATCATAAAACTGAACCAATACTTCAGTAAAGTTCTTGCGATACTGAAGACTGTAGGTTGTTCGTGTATTCTTTACGAATGAGATAGGGTTGTTCATTTCTTGTACTTTTTAGGGTCAATCTCAAACTTGTATCCAATGAAGTCAATGTCTTTCTTCTTCAGTTTATACCTATCAATGTGTTGCTTCCGATGCTTCTCAGACTGGAAATAACACTTCCTAACTTCTCCCCTGTCTTTGTAGACAAGTTTATAGGGATATTCGTCAAAGGGAAACTCTTCGTCTAAAGTTTGTTTGGACATTTTGAAATTACACTAGAAACAGCAAGTGCTTTGAGTTCAATGGGGTTTGCTTCAGTTACGATCTTGATAACATTATCAGGACCGTACTGTTTGTTTGCCATACTATAGGCGATAAAGGCAGATTTGACAACATCCTTTTCAGTTTCCATCAGAGCACAAAAGTCTGCGGACATTGTATTAAGTAATGATGCTAAAGTAAGTTCTAACATTTTTTGTGGTCATACTCAATGACAATTTGTTTGCTCTCAGTTCTACCATTTGTGACAACCTTGTGATGCCATGTACCACCTAACTCTTTTGCCAGTTGGTCAATACGATAGCGAGAATACTTTGCTTCTTCACTCATTTCAATACCTCAAATGTCTTTTGGTTTTTAGATCCTCAACAAGTTTATTGAGGTCTGATTTTTCTAAACGAATCTTTCTACTATTAACAATAGTAACTCTCTTACCCTTTGGTGCAAAACTAATCCACTTCAAAGAGTTTTGATTCCACACCCATTCTAAAGATACTTTTTTACCATTGGTAACCCACGAGCATCCAGTGTATCTTATCAGAAAGTTGATGCAGAAGACCCAAATCATTCTTGATAACAGCGGAAAGTAAAGTTGGGAGAAGTTGGAACACAGAATAACTCTGGTGGATTATCTATCTTCCAAATAGTATAAAGTGCAATAATGATTTGTAGGAAAGGAAGAATGAATACTACTCTATCTCTCATTGTAGTGCCCTCTCAAGTTCGTTGATACGCATAAACTCTTCGTATGCTTTATCAGAACGCTCAGATAGAATACTGAGCAAGTCCTTACGGATAACATCAGTATCTACATAGTCGTCAAAATACTTATCCAACGCTTCTTTCAGGTAGCGTCTTCGGTGCCACTCTGGCGAATAGGGTCGGTAGTCCATCACAAATAACCTTTGTAGTCGTATTATAGCACTATGGGTTGTTGGGGTCAAGTCCTAGTGACAGTAGGTATTCTGTCCACCACTCAGGGTCACGTCTCATCCGCCATTGCGGAACTTCTAAACCTTTCTCAGAATAATACTCCAAGAGAGCATCATCTATAGTCTGTTTTACTTCCATATTCCTCGTCCTCTTCGTCAACGTCTGCATATACGTTTGCCATATATGTGTGTGGTTTTCTGGATTCTTCTCTGACATGTTTCCTTTCCTCACTTATAGCAGAAAACCACAATGCCAGTTTCATTACCAACCAGATAACTGCGAGTGGTAGAAAACAAAGAGATAAGATTAGAGCTTGTTTCATTCATCGACTTCCCAACACTTTTGGAATCGGTCTCTCAACTCATTTATTTTTACTTGTTTCTGAAACTCTAGAATATGGTCATTTATTTGTTTTTCGTCATCAGTCAACTCCATACGATACATGAGTTTAATATCAATAAGACGAGTCATGTTCATGTAGAACTCTGTGCCTTTATGAATAAACTCTTCGTATGTCATCAGATAATACCTTCAGCACATAGAAAGTGTAGAGTTTCTTTCATACTACCAATGTGTTGTGCTCCATAAGCAACTTGTGGGTAGGTTGCTTCTTCACCAAACTCTTTATAAAATGCTTGTTCGTCGAAGTGTTCACCCAGGAAATACTCATGAAACTCACCACCAAGTGCTTTCAGGAGCATACCAATACGCTCACACTCTTGACTTCTGTTAGAATAGATTACTGCTGTTTCAGTCATAAAATTAGTCTCTTTGTCGCCAATCATCAGGTTTGTCCTGGTTAAACCAGTCTACAATTTCATCAGCACTACCAAAACCAGTGCGATGATTTGATGGGTCAGGGTCACCTAAACCCATTTTATTCATGAAGTCGTCCATACTACCCTCAACCATATCAGGGTTAGCAGCACGTCCTCTTGCTCTTTTAAGCATCTCTCTAGCAGAAGTATTTGCCTTTGCAAGTTTCTCCGCCCATACCATATCTTCAAGACTTACTTCTTCTTGAAAGGCAATCTTATTACAAATGCCTTCAAGTCGAAGACGATACTGAGTTGATAACATATCAGTCCTTGGACTCCTCTTTGGTATTTATTTGTCCCATTAGTTCTTCCGCCATCTTCATAGAGCGACGATAGATAAGATATTTTACCACAGGATTACGTGGGTTATGTTTCAACCACCACCACTGGCGTTGAATGTAAGAGTTTCCTAACTTAATTACATAATAAAAAGCAGCGGCAACGCTCTCATCAGTTACGATGAAATACATTACCACTGCAAAGAGTGCAAACAATATGTAATTGAAGTCCATCAGTTGAACTCCTGGTTTCTCCTTTCATCCAGATAACGGATGATTTCGTCACGCCACTCCATCAACTCATGAAAACACTTCTGGTTGTGAGCACATTGACGCAACTCAGAGTCTGGTTTTAAGACACTTTCGTAAAACAAACCAAGTGCATCTCTACGCTTTTCGTGTTTTTCACTCATAAATTGTCTCCTGTTGTACTATTTACACTACTTCTTTTTGGATTTTTTGATTTCCTTAAGAATGTAGGACTTTGCTGAAGAATAGTTGCGGGACTTATGGACTACAGAACCGTTATGAATGATAGCAAATGCTTTACATCCCATGATAGGAATTGCTGCCCACATACCATCGTTAGTTACATAACCTTCAGGATCACCTGTTGTAGGATCAAGTATCCCAGGGCGGTCAATGTGTGGTTTAAGAAAACCCATTAGAATACAGCAGTAACACCCATAACTTTAGCATTAGGGTTGCGAGCAAGTGCTACTTGACGGGCTTCCTGATAGTCACGGGCATGAACAACTTCATCAAAAACTTTACCAGCAACGTAGAGTTGAACTTTGCACTTCATGGTTGGTTCCTTTCGGTGTTTGTATTATAGCAGAAAAGTCAGCGACGCACAACCGACACAGCAGGTTCACCCTGCTGGAAAACGGTATCTACGACCGCCTGAACGCTCTTGGCGGTGCTGATGCCCACTTTATCATAAACAGGCACACAGACCAGTCCAAAGGTCTTAGAAGCGCCTCCCAGACGGATCACACGACCGATGGACTGAGAGATACCGATGTAGTCCATGTTACGCATGAACAACACTGCTTCCAGACCCTTGACGTTGATACCTTCGGAGAGAATAGAGTGGTGCATGATAACAAAACGAGTGTTATCTTGACCCCACTGGTTCAGAACTTCAAAGAACTTCTCACGGGAAACCTTCTGTCCGTTGATAACTGCACCAGTCTTGGAAGTAATATACATCCAGTTATAACCACGCTCTTCCAACTCTTTGCAGAACTCAGTTTGAGTAACCAAACGAACGATTTGCTTGGTAGAACGAGCAGCAATGAGAATCTTATTGAGAGCATTGTCGTCAATAGTCTCAAGCAGGTTCTGCTCATCAGACTGCATGTACTCACCCTGAGGAAGCTGCTTCACCACAACCTTAGGCGGCAGGATGTAACCTTCCTCAACCAACTTAGGAGCAGGAACGTTACAGATAACCTGACCATAAACCTCAGGGTCATTCATCCCTGGTTTGAAAACAGTGAGAGAGTGCTTAGGAGTAGCAGTGAAGAAATAGCAGCGAGTAGCAGTAGAAGCGAAGTGCTCCGTAGCAGGGAAAAAGTTACGTTGGACCGAATTGTGCGCTTCATCAAAGTAAATGCAATCAACGTTGATGTCTGCCTCTTGGAGACGGGGCAGAGAATGGTAGGTAGTGAAGATCAGTTGCTTACGATATGCTTGCTGACTCCAGTTACGGATAATAGCAGGTTTAGTGCTGCTGAAGTGATGAGTCTCACCACTATGAACGTGCATCACTGCAACGTCAGTGTGAAACTCAAGAAACTCAGCAGAGAGTTGCTCGGCAAGCAAAATGCGAGGAGCAACTACAACGACAATACCACGATCACAAGCATCAAGATATTCTTGAGAATCCTTGATCATGCACATAGTCTTACCACCACCCGTAGGGACGATGACCTGACCCTTG